CATAGAGTTTGCGGAAACGTCGCAATTTATGAGGGTTGCGGACACCCATATAATTCATGGGCACGAGGTAAAAGTGGGTGGGGGCGTTAACCCCGCACGCGCGTTAATGCTCAAAACATTAGAAACAACCGTAATGGGACACGTTCACCGCACAAGTTTTTCACATGGGCGGGGATTGGGCGGTAAATACATTAAAACATACACCACGGGTTGTTTATGCAAGTTACGCCAAGGTTATATGCCCCATAGCAATAGTAACCATGGATTTGCAATTGTCCAAGCGGACGGAGCGGTACGCAATATGTGGATTAATAACGGGGTTGTGGAATGAGACTAAATATCTATGGCATTACGCTCATAATGGTTGGCGGGTTGTGTTTATTGTTAGGCGTTCACCTTGGACGCGGCTGTAATGCCCCACAGGGCACGAAACATACACGGGACACAGTTACGGCCGTAATAACACGCCCCGTTACCGTACGGGACACCGTGCGCGTAAAATCGGTAATGGTTAAACACAAAGACACAACGTATTTTATAGAACGCCCCGTAAACATTCCATGCGGGGACACGTCGTTTATTGCTCAGGCTGATAGCGTGATAACAACCACAAAGGACACCGTAAATATGGCATTTGCGTATAATAAGGGCAAAGCCAATTTTAGTTTGGTATTCAGGCCCCGCCCCGACTCAGTACAAACAATAACAATTCCCGTACCCACTGAGAATAACAGCGCGTGGACATGGGGACCCGTGGCGTTTGCACTAGGTACGTTACTAGGTATTTGGGGCGCAAGGCAATGACGGTTCCAATTAAAAAGATTAAACCAAACCCACGGAACCCGCGCACGATTTCACGGGACAAATACGCCAAACTAAAAACAAGTTTACAAGCGTTCCCGGATATGCTAAACAAACGCCCGCTCATTGTAGTGAGTGACCACGACGGAACATATATGGTATTGGGCGGTAACATGAGGTTAAAGGCCGCAAAGGAATTGGGGTTTACTGAGTTACCCGTTATATTGGCGGACGATTGGACACCCGAGCAATGTGCCGAATTTCTCATAAAAGACAACGTAAGTTACGGGGAATGGGACCATGAGCAATTGGCTAACGAGTGGGACGAAATACAGTTGGAGGCGTGGGGGTTAGATTTACCCGTTAATACAGAGGAAAACGGCCCGCAAATAGAGGCGGACCAAGACAAGCAAACAAACACAATAACACTAGAATATACGGCGGACGATTACGCACGCGTAAAAAGCCAATTGGCTAAGATAGCAAGCACGCCGGAACAAGCCGTATGGGTATTATTGGGGAATGATTAACATGGCGTACGACAAGAAAAAAGTATATGCCCAAACATTGGAAATAATAGAGAAACATACGCTCATATTTATCGAGGATATTGTAGCGTTATTACCGCTCAGGAAACAAACGTTTTACGATTTTTTCCCCATTGGTAGTGACGAAATGGACAATATTAAAAGCGCATTGGAAAAAAACCGCGTGTCCATGAAATCGAACATGCGCAAAAAATGGTATAAGTCCGACAACCCTACGTTACAAGTGGCGTTAATGAAACTGATAGCGAACGAGGACGAAGCGGCGCGGCTCTCAGGACAAACCCGTGATAACACAAACGCCAATAAAATGGTATTTGTATGGGGTGGTAACAATGAGGCCGACAAGTGAAACGCGTAATAGCAGAGCCACACGCTAAGCAATTGGAAATAGTAAACAACCGCAAACGTTTTAACGTTGTACGGAGCGGGCGCCGATTTGGCAAAAGTTACTTAGCATTTGCCCTTGCTATCGAAAAAATGTTACAAGAGCCGGGCACCAATGTGTTATACACGACCCCAAGTTACAAAGAATTACAAGGGCGTTACAAAGAGGCCGTTAAACTGTTTACCCCGTTAGGCGCCACAATCAAATGGGGGGAAATAACATTGAACGGTTCCACGCTCACGTTAACAGGTATATGGCGTGCGGACGGGCTCAGAGGGAACGCATTTCACCGCATGATTTGCGACGAGTGGGCGTACTGTGAAAACGCTCAAAACGCATGGGAAGAGGTTTTAAGCCCAATGCTCACAGATTATGAGGGCGACGGTTATTTCTTTTCCACGCCAAATGGCAAAAACCATTTTTCTGAGTTGGACAATTTTAGTAATTTATACACAGATTGGGCGTCCTTTCATTATACCACATACGACAACCCCCGCATGAAACATGCGGAAATTGAACGCCAACGGCTCATATTGCCGAGCGTTGTCTTTGCTCAGGAATATTTAGCCGAGTATGTGGACCGAGGGGCCGCAAAGATTAAACGCGAGTGGCTCAAAATTGACAACACAAAAAAGCCCGTTACGTTTTACATGGGCGTGGATTTGGCAATTAGTCAAAAAGAGACGGCGGATTATACGGCGTTGGTTGTTATTGGGTTAACAGAGGACAAAGAGGTGGTTGTTGTTGACGCGTTCCGCGACCGCATGACGTTCGTAAACATTGGGGCAAAGGTTATCGAATATGCAAACAAATGGAACCCCAAGGTAATAGCAATAGAGAACAACCAAGCCCAAGCGTGGTTGGTCCAAGAATTGAAACGAAACACAACGTTAAACGTGGTTGGAATGAGGGCGGACCGTGATAAAGTTATACGATTTCAGCCCGTAGAGGCGCGTTACGAACGCCGTGAGGTATTCCATTATGGAACGTTACCACCTGAGTTTACAGAGGAGCTATTAAGTTTTACGGGCACCGCACAGGACAAACACGACGATTACGTGGACGCATTGGGTTACGCGTTTGCATCTATTAAAAAGACACCGGGCGTTTTTACATGAGTATATTGGACGATATTAGACAAAGGATTTCAGACGCGATTTTACCAAGCCAAAAACGCGGTTTGTTACCATACGACCGTATGGGCAACCAACGTAACATTGGTTCCGTAAGCGCGGGGAATGAAACAGAGGCCTCGTTACGTGGCACCGTCTTTGCGTGTTTACAGCATAGGGCCAACGCTCTGAGTGCAATTAAATTTAATACGTTCAAAGAGCAAAACTTTGACCGCTCAGAATTGGGCGCGGACCATTGGGCGGCACGTTTGTTAGCAAACCCAAACCCGTATTTTGTGCGCTCTCAGATTTACAGTTATATTGAAAATTGGTTATCTATTAACGGTAACGCGTTTATTTGGACGCCAACAAACGGTTATCATGTTCCGCTCCAAATGTGGGTATTAAACCCGACGCGCGTACGCATCATTAAAGGCTCAGAGAAATTTGTAGACGGTTACATATACCAAAGTGCTCAGGACGGAAACGTACATATACCCGAGCGTGAAATGGTCCATTTGGCTCGTATTCACCCCGCCGCACGCCCGGAGGAAATTGTGGGAATGAATATGTTAGGCGTTGGGTTAGTAACCGCGGCGTTGGAATATGCGAATATAGATAGAGAGGTTAGTGCGTATTTACAACGGTTATTTGAAAATAATACCGTTCCGCCATTGATTGCAGAGCACCCCGACACCGTGGACCAAGAAACATGGGAACGGATTAAAAACGGTTGGAATGAAGCCCTACCAAAATACAAATTGCGTGCGTTGTTACACGGGGGAATGAAACTAAACTTACCGCCAAAGGGTGAACTTGCCATAAGTTACGACGCCGTGAGCGCCGACACACGTTCACAAATTGCTCAGGTTTTCGGCGTGCCCCCGGGCATGTTAACAGGGGAATTTCAAAACCGCGCAACCGCAGAGGTTCAATTTCAGATATTTAGACAAAACACAATAGACCCCGAGGCGTTATACATAGCAGAGGAATTAACGCGCCATTTTAGACGATTTGAGGACGACGTTTTAATAGAGCCCGAGCCGTACGTTTACAAAGATTTGGACGCCGATTTAAAGCAAGAGGAATTCCAATTACGTTGGGGTATCAAGACAATTAACGAAGCGCGTGCGGACCGTGGATTTTTACCCGTTCAAAATGGCGACGTTCCGTTAATTGCTCAAGGGTTTTTACCGTTAGACATGGCAACGGGCGGACAACCGCAAACGAAGCCCGCGCAAATAAGCACAAACGCCCCACAATTGCCCGTGGCGCGTCGTAGTTTCCCGTACAATACCAATGAGGCCCGCGCGGATTTTTGGCGCAATTATGACGGTTTAACAACGGAAAACCAATTACGATTAGAAGACGTTACCGCGACCGCCATAAGCGAATTAAAAAAAAAAATAACGGACAAAGTTAATAGCGGACAAACGCAAATAAGTGGTATTGAATTAAACGAGAAAACAACGGACAAAATACAAAGCGTGATTAACGACGCGGTCCGCAATGTTTCCCAAACCGTGGCGACGCAATTAGAGGGCAACGCCGTACCGTTGGACGGTGAATACGGCAAAGCGTTACAAGGTTTGGCACGTGAGAGCGCGGACAAAATTACTGAGAGCATGGAAACAATTAAAACGGAAATGGCGGGGGTTATACAAGCAAACGCCATGAAAGATAAAAGCGAATTGCTCAGTATATTAACAAACCGTTTCGACACTGTTTACAGCCAAAGTAGATTGCGCACGATTGCAAACACGGTAAGCGCAAACGTTACGGCGGGTTCACAATTGGCAACATATAAGCGTTTGGGTTATACCTACATTTGGTTAACAGAACAAGACAATAGAGTACGGCCAAGCCACCAAATAATGGAGGGCAAAGAGGTTGACCCCGACGGATTTTTTAGCGTGCCTGTAATGAAGAAAGGAATAACAGACGAGGGCGCCGTTGGTGAAATTATTGTTGGTTATGAGAAAACGGAGCGCCCGTTAGGTGGCGGGCTGAGTGCAAGCGGGGCGGTTAATTGCCGTTGTCAATTATTCCCCGTGCAAAGACAAACAACCGAAACGGTAACAGTCCAAAAACCAAGCACAGGAACAAGCGCGCCAAATGCTCCGAGCGGTTCCAATTTACCGCGTGTTATTGCGGGCGGACGTGGCGGACAATTAAAAGCCATAGCGGATTTTGAGAATAAATATAGAAACCTAAAAACCCATGAAATGGGAATGGTCACGGATTACGAGGGTAATGTATTACGTGAGGTTAAAGGACGTAAAACAAGCGTGTTAACGCATGATGCAAAACAGGTAAAAATTGCAAGACTCTCAGGTAACGAAATAACAACGCATAACCACCCCATAGATAATTGTTCGTTTTCATACACCGATTTGTCAAACACGTTAAACACAAACGGGGCGGAAATGCGAGCCGTAACGCCAAAATATAACTACGTTATGCAAAGGCCAAAGGACGGGTTTAACGAAGACTATTACTATTACCCGTATAAAGTAGAAAACAATAAATATGTGTTAGATGAAAACGGCGAACCAATACGTTTAATTTCCCCGGAATGGAGGACGTTAAAAAAGCAAGTTGAAAAAAGTATAAAACGCGATTGGAATGCACTGACAAAACAAGGCGTAAAAAAATATACACCAATGTATAGAGAAAAAATAGAAAATGGCGAGTGGACCGTGGACGAAGCAAACGCGTTTATTAACGACACGGTGATACATGATGCAAATATAGAATTAGCAAAAAAATACGGGTGGATTTATGAGCGAGTTGAAATTGAATAATAATACAGAAGACACAGAGCAAACAACTGAAATAGTATTGGACGACTCTGTGTTATGGGAATTACGGGACGAAATAAAGAAAGAATTGACTAAAAAATAAAACCCAAAAAAAGAGCGCAATAACATGGAAATAATTAAACGAGCGTACCGACTTGAACCCCGCGGTTATGAGGGGCACGAGGGTAACGAACATGAGGGCAAAGAGGCCCCGCAAGATATATACACTTTTGTAGTTTCCACGCCGGAAATTGATAGATACGGAACGGTGATTGTTCCAAGTGGAATAGATTACACGGCGTACCTAAATAACCCAATTGTATTGGCCCAACATGAGGCCGACGAGTGGCCAATTGGTAAGTGTTTGGGGTTTGCCATGAATGGCGAAAATTTAGAGGCCACACTACAAATACACAGAATTACAGAAGAAGCGTGTGAGGTTGCGGACTTGGTCCGTAACGGATATGTAAACGCCGTGAGCGTTGGTATCATTCCGACGGAATGGGAGGAGAAAAACGTGGACGGCGAAACGGTTACGTTTTACACCAAATCAGAATTGGTAGAGTTTTCTATTGTTAGTATTCCCGCCAATAGACAAGCACTATTAAAAAAGCGTTTGGAACGTAGCGTAAACAAAGCAAACACAGAACGCAAATTAGAAACCATATTTAACAAAGCCAAAAAGGTAAATAAAATGTTGACACCGGAACAAACAACGGC